AAGGTCTTGTTTTCATTGACATTGTAAAACCAGGAACCATTTTTGTTGTATCAGTTATATCATATCCTTTAGATAAAAAAGCATCCGCATTTGTAGCTGCGTCTCCTTTTGGTGAATAATATAAATTACTATATCCTTTATCTATTACTACTTGAATTGTATTCCATCCTATATTTGCATTTTCAATTACAAGTAATGCATTATTGTATTCTGTAGCTATTGCTACTAACATATGGCCAAATTCTTTTGTACCAATTTGTCCTTTAAATTCACCAATTTGTTTAGCTTCTTCAATGTCTATAATATGAAAAGCAGAATAATCTAGAGAATCACCTCTAGCTACATCAGCTGTTATCATATATTTTCTTGTATAATCTGGATATTCCCAAATATGTAGTCCTCCTTCTAATCCTCTTCTTTCTATAGGATCACATAGGTTTGTTTTTTCTATAAAATTTATAATTTCAGGTTCAAATACAGTATTACCAGAAGTTGTAAAATCACAATCACATTCTTGTGATGCCATTCTAGGTCCTAATTCATCTTCTTGTTGATCTCTCCAAGCTTGATCTCTTTCAGGGTGTACTGTCCAAGGTAATCTAATACAAGTAAATCCATTAGCTCCTTCTTCTCCTTTAACCCACATTTTATGAAAGAAATTACCTGTACCATTTGGGGTAGAAAGTACAATTGCTTTACCACCCGTTGATAATGTTTGTTGGGAGGATGCCCATATTTCTTCAATTCTATTTTGTTCAATAAAAGCAGCCTCATCAATAATTAGTAAAGAAATTGCTTCTGATCTACCAGCATCACTTGCTGCTGATACTGCTTTAATTTGGGATCCATTTTTTAATCGTAGTGCTAATTTATTATTTTCTGAAAAACCTAATTTTAACCAAGAAGGTAAATTTTCATACATAAATTTAACTTTAGTTACTAAGTTTTTAGCTGTGTCTTGTTTTGTTGCTATTACTAATACATTTATATCTTTTTGAAAAATCATCATCCATAAAGAAATACCTGCAGATAAGGTCGAAATTCCTAATTGTCTAGATTTAAGAATAATACTTCTATCGTGTTTTTGTAATAATTTTAATGTACCCTCTTGAAAGGGATACAAATTAAATTGTACGCGGCCTCTTGTTGGGTGTTGAATCCAACAATATTTTTTCATAAAGTAGACAGGGTCCTTAGCACATTTAATGTACTCTTGTTTTATGATTTGTTTGATGTTTTGTTGGGCCATATTATATGTTATACATATTGAGCTACTGCTGTTTTAACTTGCTCTATACGTTCTTCTACAGTACCATTAATTGTAATAGCATTACCTCTAAACATTTGTACAATTGATTTAATTTTTTTATCAATTGCATCTCTATATTCAGAATCTGTTTCTCTGATGCCATTATCTTCTATTTCTACTCCTTCAGGACTAACATAAAATAAAATATCATACTCTTTTATCAAATAATATAAAGTCGCATTTAGATATTGTTTTTCATGTGCTTCCATAGATTTAGATAATTCGCTAAAAGCCATAACATCAATAACTGTTCTATCAGTTATAATTTTTTCTTGCATTAATTCAGCTGCTCTTTCAGAAGCAAAAACTAATTGTCCTTTTAATGTACTGTCTGTATTTAAAGGTATTCCTAAATTCATTAAATGTTTTGAACGTTCTGTTCTAAAATGATAATCTTTAAATTCAGGTAATTCTTTTAAAGCATTTACTAATGTAGTTTTACCTACACTCATTGTTCCACAAAAACCTATTTTCATATATTAATGTCTTGTTGTTCCTTTCATTGATGGGTTTTTATACCAAGGTAAACCCTCTTTACCTTTCATTATTTCATTCCAAGTTTCAAAATCATATTCAATACCATTTAAATAGTATTCTTTTCTTTTTTGTTCTTTATTAACTAAAGCAGGACCATCTTCATTATGAAATACTGCTTTATAACCAAGATCAACTACACGTGCAGTTGTTTTAGACCCATCTTCTTCAATTTTATAGACTTTTCTTACTTTAGTTTTTGGGTTAAGAGATCGTTTAATTCTTTCTAATTCTTTTTTTTCTATTTCATTCATAATTTAAAATTCTATATTTTCTATAAAGTCTGGATATTTTTCTATTTTTTCTTTATGATTTTCATCTATTAATAATTGTTCAGCTACTAATGTTCCTTGTGCACCTGATACTGTTATACCTCTTGCTGATAATGCATCACCTACAAAATGTACATTAGGAAACCTAGTAAGACTTAAATCTTCGTAATTAACTAAAGGTTCAGGTGCTAAATATTTTACTTCAGGCATATAAACTCCCCAATCATTAGCTAATGTTGGGAATACTTTTTGCATATCTGATATAAAATCTTCAATATAATGAGCATAATCTCCAATAGCATCCCATAAAGGTTCCATAGTTTGTACTACTTGAGTTTCTACATAATCTCCTTCTGTTGTTTTTGAAGGTACTCTGTGACTAGGAGAAAAATATGTTCCTTTACCTTCCCACTGCATCTTTTTTACTGCTTCTCTTGCCCAATCAAATGGTTTGTCTATATTTCTAATTTCCATTAATATACCAAAATTAGTCATACCATTTTCATATTTTTTGTCTTTTTTAGCATGACCATTGTAACTTATATCTCCATAAGTGTGTTCAGCTGCTACGTAAGCTGCATTATTGTTTGTACAAAATGATCTTAATGATACACCTTCAGCATCAAATTTTCTATATAATTTAAAATCATAAGCTATATCGATTAATTTTTGAAAGTGTTTTTGTGGTGCTTCAAAACGTACCCCAATTTGTACTGGTTTTGGTTCTGTAGGTAATTTATAATCTTCAGATAGTTCTTTTGCAAAATCAATTCCTGATTTACCTACACCAAATATAAGTTTATCATAATCTTCCCAACCATCTCCAAAGTTTGGATGATCATGTAGTACTATAGTTTTATCAAAATCAATATTTGTTACTTTAGTTTCCCATTTAAATTCTACACCTTTTTCTACTAAATAATCATACCAATTTTTACCTATTTCATGTAAATAATCTGTACCAACATGCCATACTGGGAATAATCTTAAACCAAAATATGGTTTGATAAAGTCAGGTTCATCTACTGGGTTTGAACATTGTACCTTTTCTGGTTTAGGGTGAAATCGTTTGAAATTTTCAATAACTTGATCCATCAACTCCATAGCTTTTTCTTCACCTGTGTATTTTGATAGATGACCACCTATTGATGTATGGTAAGTTAATTTACCATCTGACCAACCCCCAGCACCTAAAAAACCTCTCATTACATCTTCTGCTGGTCTTCTATATGGATCTAAACCCATATCTATAATGGTTATTTTGCCTTTAAAATTGTTGTCTACTAGTTTTGTTGCTGCATTTACACCAGCAACTCCCGCTCCTACAATTACTATATTCATACTTTGTTTATTTTGTGGTAGCGTACAAAAAAAAGCTACGGCTACCAAATTGGAGGCCACAGCTCTCTTAAAATTTTTAAATAAGTCGTTCGGCTATGAATCGAACTAAATGTTTTTAACAATCACAACAAGTACAATCACATGATGTACCACATTTACATTTTTGACAATCGCAATTCATAATTTTTGGTTTTATTTGTTGTTTTTTACTTTAGTACCTTTTTCGTATGATCTACCACCAAAATAAGCACCTATTACTGTAATTAATACAAGTTGAAGTAAATCTGTCCATTTCTTTTCAACTGTAAAATTAATTGTTCCTGCGTCAATAAATATCATAAGAACTGTGGAGACAACTAAAAATATTAATACAAGTGGTCTTACATTTTTACTTAACCATGAATCAGAATTCATATCAGCTGTCCATCGTTGAGTTATGTTTTTTTCCATTTCAACCTCATAGTTAGCTACTATTTCTTTGATTTTTTGTTCTGCAGCTAATTTTTCTTCTTTTGAGGTATGTAAATCATCTATTACACCACCTACACCTTTTACCAGGTCAGCTGCTCTCTCTTCATCTCTTC